TTCCGAACAGAGAAGTTAAGCTCACTTGCGCCGATGGTACTGCAATGCAATGCGGGAGAGTAGGTAGCCGCCTCCTTTCAATTTCAGAAGCCTCGATTACGAAAGTAGTCGGGGCTTTTCTGTTTTTGCTTGATTTATATCAAACCTAAGTGTTACTAAGTGTTTAATTACGTAAAAATGCGCTGATAATCAGCTGATTACTTGTATAATTCGTTTTTTTTTTGTATCTTTGCAAACGATAAGAATAAGGATACCAGTATCTTGTGCTTTTTGTTGTGTGAGAAGGTATCCATTAAGGTATCTAACGGGACTGAGGTGAGCAGCCTTTCTTTTTCTCACAAGTTGCCACCGCGAAATCTCTGATGTTGTATTTCAGCTTTTCAGGTTCCATAAAACAATTAATATGAAGAGAATAACAATGGTATTAGTTAGCATGTTAATGCTGACATTAGAAATTCATGCAGCGTCGGCTGCAACATCAGGAAATGTATCCTCTACCAGCGAGATGGACTGGACTCCAGTGATGGACGCTATCATTCAGGTAGAGAGTAAGGGTGATCCGAAAGCTAAGAGCGGTAACTCTGTAGGTGTGATGCAGATCACTCCAATTTTAGTAGCAGAATGTAATAATATTCTGAAGCGCAAGAAATCGAAGAAGCGCTACACTTTGGCTGATAGATTTAATGTAGCTAAATCTAAAGAAATGTTTCTATTGATTCAGAGTGTCTACAATCCTCTTAATAGTATCGAGCACGCAATCCGTTCATGGAATGGCGGTAATCATTACAGTAAGAAGCGTACTCAGAGATATTTCGAGAAGGTAATGAAACTTTTGAAAAAGTAATTCTTTTTCCATAAGGCCCGATTGTTCTGAAAAAGAGTAATCGGGCTTGCTTTTTACTCGTTTTTGCCTCTTTTATGTACGTTTTGTTGCTATTCTGTTTAATAACTGTTAAATATATGCAGATTTCTGACAAAATGTTTGGTGGGGTCGGAAAAAAGTAGTACCTTTGCACTCGCAATTCAGAAATGAGTTGATTATATCGCGGTGTGGAGCAGTTGGTAGCTCGCCAGGCTCATAACCTGGAGGTCGCATGTTCGAGTCCTGCCGCCGCAACAACAATCGGGTAAGAAGTTGGTTTCAACATTCTTATCCGATTTTCCGTTTTAGAAACGGGACTTTTTAGATTTAGCAGATGTTTAATATCATTGGCCAGTAAAACGGACAATGAAAAAAAATGAATGCAAAAGAAATCGATTTTTTGAGTTCGCGTGAAATAGTAGGATTCACGCTTCCTGTGTTGCATACCAAGGGCGGGTACTGGTATGTTGACTTTTATGCTCGTGACCCAGTTTCCGGTGTAATGAAGCGCAAGAAGTATATGCTCAACAAGTATAAGTCTGATCATAAAAAGCGTATGATGGGCAGTCTTCTTATTCACAATATTACTGCGAAATTGACAGCAGGATGGAACCCATGGGTGAATGCTGACCAGTCGCGCCAATTTACGGAAATACCAATAATTTTTAGTAGATATAGAGATTATATTAAGTCGATGACTAATAAAAAGTCGATGAAGGAAAAGACCTCTATTGACTATCTCAGCCGCCTCAAGATGCTCGAAACCTTCATAGAGGAGTGTAGGAGTATCAAATATGCTTATCAGATAGACCGAGCCTTTGCCATTGACTTCCTGGATCATCTGATGTATGATCGTGATGTATCAGCTACAACCAGGAATAACTATCGTTCCTGGTTTGTCTCGTTCGGTACTTGGCTGATGGATCGAAAGTATATTTCCGAGAATCCTGCCATCGATATTCGCAATATTGCGCAAACGGAGAAGTTCCGGAATCCATTGACTCCTGGAGCTCTCAAGAAGATGAAGGATTATCTCTATACTCATGACAAGCATTTCCTTCTGGCTTGTCTCTTTGAGTATTATACTTTCATCCGTCCGAATGAGTTGACCCAGATAAAGATCGGAGATGTATCTATCAAGAATCAGACTGTCTTTATCAGTTCTGCCATCAGTAAGAACCGCAAGGACGGAATGGTTGCCCTTAACGATGAAATCCTGAAGCTGATGATAGAACTGAAGATCTTCGAGCATCCTAGCCATTGCTACATTTTCGGAAAGAGTCTGAAACCTGGTGAAAAGAGAGCGGCTTATAATCAGTTGCGAGTAGAGTGGGGCAAGATGCGTGATGCCATAGGCTTTCCTAAGGAGTATCAGTTCTACAGTTTGAAAGATACCGGCATTAGAGACTTGGCCAATGCTCAAGGTATAGTTGTTGCTAAGGAGCAGGCACGACACTCTGATATATCTGTGACTAATCGCTATATCAAGAATCAGATGAAAGTAAACGAGGAGACTAAGCACTTTAAAGGTGGGCTTTAGTCTCCTCGGAGATTACGACATCATATAAAAGTAGCCAACGAAGATCGGCTCAATCTGGTCATCCTTGACTTCCAACTCGATTTTTTCGCATACATATTTCTTGTTGTGTATGATGTAGGTGTTGGAAGGATCAGGGATGACTTCGCTTTTGAACTTAACCTGGAGACAGTTCTTGTTGTCGATCTTGAGACCATTATCATGCAAGCTGCTCAGAGCAACATCATTGGTCGATTTCGCGCAAATCGACAGAGAGTAAGGATACTCTTCTTTGAAAGAACCTCCACCACCATTACCAAAACCTCCTACAACACTACCACAATATTTTTTGTTTATTCGGTAGTCGGTTTTGAATTTTGGCCACCTAGACTTCGTTCTAACCCAACCAAATTTGTTGTCTACTTGTACTTCTCCTGGAATAATGAAGAATATATTCATGCATTCCTGATCATCTTCGGATTTGTCGAGCGTTGACTCATCTTCTATCGCATCCTGCACGGATGTGTAGCTATATCCGTCATCATCAACATCGCTCTCCTTGGAATCCGGCTCCTTATCATTAGGTATTGACAGAAGACATCGCTTCTCGTAGTAATTATCTTCGCCTATGACTGCTGTTTTGAAATTGATATCTTCTACAACTTGTGCTGCAGGAGATATGTTAATATCTACATAATCATCAGAAGAACTGTCCCTGATTAATGGTGACCAAACGCCTGCCAGCTGCCATGTTTTCGAACCGTCCTCATTCTCTACATATATGTAGTAACTACCATTACACTCAATGATAGTCTGTCTTTTTTGTTTTTTAGACCATGACTGTGTTGTCCCTTTGAACTGATTTTGCGGGTCCCAGGTACCTGTACTATGGACTATTTTAAAATTCTCGAAGACTTTTTTTGAAATAACTTCATAGTTATCTCTGTTTGCAGAATCTCCAAGATTATATTCCAGGTTTGCTGTAGATGACGTGGATAAGGATCCATCTTCATCGTAATCCGTAGTGTATTCATCCAAAGGCTCGATCTCTACAGAATCTGCGGTTGTCAGTTCTGATGCATTGATAACAGAGCAGGTCTTCCTGATATCATCAAAGACGATGGTGGCATTGAACAGCTTGCGGAATTCCTCTATAAAGGTATAGCTTGACCAATGAGGTAGTGCTTTACGGAGTTCTCTGGTCTTGTAAGCTGAAGCAATATACAGGAGATTCCATGGTTTGCAGTCAAAGTCATTGCGCTTGAGCGTATATCCTTCGTACTCCACCACCTTGCGAAATATGTACATCAGGTTGGGCTGAACAGCCAAGTTCATGACAAATGGCGCATTGTAGCCGATGAACTGCTTAGTTTTATCCACTCCAACAAAATTAGCAATCATATCATTTGTTTCGTCCCGTACAGGTACGAAACACCATTTACCTTCTACTCCCAGGAACTTCGACTTATCTTCATCAAGTCTATAGATGTCATTGATCTTTTGAAGGTTTTTAAATCCCTGAGACCAGCCCTTGTCGACAGTATAACCAGGTTTATCAGCTGTGCCAAATGTTGCGATTTCATCGATATAATGCTTGGTCATCCTGTCATTATACTTGATGCGGGATTTTCCGCCCACAATCTGCAGTTTTATTTCAGCCTCCGTTACGCTGATGATGGTTCCTACACCCGATAGAATCAAACGACCGCTCACGTACAGTTTGCAGTCATTAAACTTCTGGGTAACCTTAGATACATCGAAGCGGCTCACATTGTGGAAAACTCTACGGTTATCCATAATCGACATCGGAAAGTTGATGTCGTATGAATATTCTCCATCGTCCGTGACGTACTGGTTGGCGTATGTTAACTTGATGGATTGGCTGGCAGCCGGATAGGCTGCCATACCATTAATAACACATGTAATCATAGACTATTTGTTTGATTTCATTTTCTGATATTGACTCCATTTGCGGTCGAAACCATCTGGACCCGTAATGACCACGTATGATTTGATGCCCAGGTTGAGCTGTTCATTGAGCCTTTCAATGGTTGAACTCACGTTATCGAGAGATGCGCCTACCTGTTCGTTATCTGCACTAACATTGACAACAGGCGCAACAACGGCAGCGCTGCCAGTTCCCATGGCGCGACTTACGTCTTGAGCAGTGAGTGATGCTACGGTATTATTGCGCTGTGCAGCATCGATGAGCTGAAGGGCAGGAAGGAGCTGAGGATTATTCACGGCGTTATGGTTCGCCACGAACTCGCCAGCATGAACCACGCCAGCCTCCTTCTTATAATGGCCAGGACCCGTAAAACCGCCCTCGTAATATCCGGCTGCCTCCGCCTGATGCTGCTTTTTGATGGTTGCTATCTGAAGCATACCGGCAGCTGTAGCGAGTCCGGCGGCTATAGGGGCGATGATGTAGCCCACTGTAGGGATTGCTGCAGCTGAAGAGTAGGCGTTGATTGCCGACATAGCGGTAGAAGCGACTGCCTGAGCAATCTCTATCTTCATCGCCTTCTTGTTGGCTTTAGTCTTTGCCGCAGAAATCTCCTTGTCTCGTTTCGCTTCCAGACGCTTCTTCTTGGCTGAATTATTGCCGGCAGCTGAAATCTGCTTATCGTAGTTCGCCTGGATCTTGGCAACCTCCAGGTCGGAACATGCCTGCGAGTAAGCTGAAGCTGCGCCCATCATGCTGCTGATACTACTGAAGGCTGCACCTGCTATGGCTGCAATATTCTTATAGGTTTCCTGATTCATCTGCTTCTTGGCATCCTGATACGCCTGTTCGCTGATTTTATCCTCCTCGCGAAGCTTCTGAAGATTGTCATTAACCATCTTCTGCTGCTGGATGGCAGCAATGGCGCCTCCCGCAATGGTGGCGAGATTATCTGATCCGAGCGAACCGCTACGGTCATCGGTCTGTCTAGTCATCTTCTTGGCGGTATCGAGAGCGGTGGTTGCATCGTCTTTTGCCTGATCTTTGGCGTCCGGCTTGTAGGATGCATACTTGTTAGCGATGCCCATCTTCATGCGCTGATACTCCTCTTCGCTTACAAGACCAGCCTTGTGAACCTCATCCAGTCCTGCAAGCTCCAGCTGCATCTGCTGTTCATTGCCGAGGGTGAGATACTCCTGCTTGAGCTGCATCAGCGTGTCATCGTATTGCTTTTGGCGGTCATACTTGTGCTGCTGCTCGCTGCGCTCAATCTCTCTGGCTATCTGCCAGTACTCGTCAGAGGACTTCAGATAGAGTGCCTGTTTCTCTTTGAGAAACGTCTGGTCGAGTTGAAAAAGCGCCTCATTGATAGCACTCTCGTTATGATAGAGGTCGGAGTCCTTATTGTAATATTCGGCAGTGATGGCCTGTTCTGCCACTTGCCGGTCGTACTCCAGTTCCTGGAGGTCTTGCGTCTGCTTGCGCTCATAATCGGCAGAAATCTTTTCCTTCTGGGCATTTAGACGTTTATACTCCTCGCTCTCTGCTTCACCGTATTTGCGAAGGATGTCCATACGCTGCTGAAGTCCCTGCTCCTTGATCTTTGCCATGCGGTCGTTGTATTCCGCCAGGCGAATCTGACCGGTAGAGTAGAGAGTGGTAGCTTCCAGCTGCTGAGCCTCGGTACTTTTCTTTGCATCATCCAGCTCTTTTTTGAGGTCTGCCTTGCGCTTGATTTCTGCTTTACGTGCTGCAGCTTCACGCTTCTTTCGCTCCTTTTCGGCTGCTTTTCGCTTCTTCTCTGTTGTGTAATGGCTACCAGAACCTACAGATGATGTTGTTGCACCATTTCCGCTGTCTATCTTAGTATTCTTCTTTATGACAGTAGTCAAGGCCTTTCTTATCCGCTTATTGTTCTTAATCGTCAGATCGAGTGCAGCTTCTTTGGCATCCAGGGCCTTTTTTTCGCTTTGAACAATTTTGAGTCTCTTCTTGTGGATCTCCTCCTGTTTCTTGTTTGATTTAAGAGCCTCGCTATCTTTAGTGAAATATGAACTTTCAGAACCTGGGCCAAATGAAGGACGGAAAATCTTTTCCGAAGTATATCGTTCCGGATGAGCATCACGTTCTGCCTGAACTGCTTTGAGCGACCCTTTGATTCTGGTTTCTCTCGTTTCCAATTCCAATCGCTTTTTGTTGATCACAGCCTTCTTCTCATAGATGGCTTCTGCCATTGCTGCATCGTTGAGCTTGTTGATATACTGTGTTATCACCTCTATATTATCATTATACAGCTTTCCTTCGTTGGATATGCTGGCATGATAATTAGGGATAATCTTCTGCAGGTTGGCGATGGCGCTTCTTCGCTCATCCACGGTATATGCATTGGAGTGGATGATCTTGTTGAGCATATCAATCTTGTTTCTCTCATCGATGGTTGCATCTGAAACCTTTTTCGCCAGGCTGGCCTGCTGTTCTGCAACTGCCCTGTTATTCTTGGCTTCCTGGGTATTATTCCGAAGCGTTTCATTATACGAGGCAAATGCCTTCACTGTACCATAGACAGCAACCCCTACCACTGTGAGAACGGTGGCGAGTGCAGCCCATGGATTGGTGAGACTTGCCAAGCGTGCTGCTCTCATTACTATAATATAACCTTGCACCCCCTTTGTCAGAAGTGCCCATGTAGCCTGTAGGGCAACCATGGCTGTGCGCAAAAGAGTTGTAGTGGCGATATAAGCCTTATCCACAGCAGCGTTTGCTGCAGCGGCTGCTGTTCTCAGCTTGATGGCGATGGTTTCCTTATACCAAAGAGCCGTGCAGACAGCGATGGCGGAACCTATTATTGTGAGCTGTTTGACGTGGGTGACCGTAAAAGTTATCAATGTTGATAACACATGTATGCCTATGCTCAGGGTAGAGATGGCATATCTGGTTACTGGGATGAGCTGTTCACCCAGTTCTACAGTGAGGTCTTCAAAACGTTTCTTTGCCTTATCCAGCTGGGCTTGCACAGTATTGTTCTGGACATTGAACTCATTGATGACACTTGTGCCTGAAGCGTATGACTGGGTAGCGAGATCCTGGGCAGTTCTTACCTGGTCCAGATGTGAAGCTACTGCAGAGAGAACGCCAACGGCACGAGTACCATTCAGCTGCATCTCTTCAAACATAGGAGCCATTTCTGCAAACCCACCTCTAGACTTCATGGCAGAAAGAAATGTCATCAATCCCTCATTTGCATTGGTCTTCATCAAGTTTGAGAACTTCGTGACTTCTACACCGGCAATCTTTGCGAATTTAGCCGGTTCCTGATACATCTTGGTTATAAGCTGAGAGAACACAGTAGCAGAGGTTGCCTCTTCCTGCATATTCTGATCTAGTGCAGAAGCGAGACCCATCAGTTGCGCTTGAGTCATGCCTGCCTGGATGCCTACACCGGAAAGATCGGCGGTGAAATCGACTATATATCCGGCATTGGCTGATGAATTCTGTGCAAGTTCGTTGACGGCAGAACCAGTGGCAAGCATAGCCCCACGGAGTCCTTTGGTCTTATCTTCCCCGAACATCTGAGCAAGTTTGCCAATCTTGTCGACCGCTCCTTCTCCCAAGTCATCGCCGAGCGCAACGTTAATTTTATCGGCTCCATCGACGAACTCTTCAATCATATCCTTGCTGGTGATGCCCAGGCGACCGGCAGAACCAGCCAGTTCATTGAGCTGCTCACGAGCCGTACGGGTGTCCATGCGTTTGAAGTCTTCGTTCATCTGGTGGACCTGCTCGTCGGTTTGACCTGTATATTTGCGTACGTTGGCCATCGACTCCTCCATGTCGGCGTAGGCTTGGGCGCACTTGCGCAAGGTCATAGATAGACCGGCATAAGCAGCTATAATCTGCGAGACAGCTCCCCAGTTGGTGTTGAGCACGTTAACGAAACGAGACCAAAGGCTAGTTGAAGCCTTGCCCTCGTTGTTGATGCGCTGCATCTCTGCTCTCACATCTTTGAGTTGTCCCTGCAACTTTTTCCACTCTTTAGAATTACGCTCGATAGCTCCGCTCTTCAGCTCTTTATTAAGAGCTTTGGCTACAACCTGCAACTCCTTGTATGAGGCGGATGAGAGATTTTTTAAGATTTTGTTGACTTTTTGCTGAGAAGTGCTGTAGTTGTCAATCTCAGCTTTCAATCTTTTGATTTGTCTCTCGAATGCGGTTATAGACTCGCCTTTTGCGTAAGCATCATCTTTTGCCTTGCGAACTTCTTTGAGTTTTTGTTCCAATTCATTCAGCCTATCTTTGGCTTCTTTGGTGTCTAGGATAACCCTGCTGACATGTGTTTCTGTATTTGTTGCCATAATCTAATCTTTTATAAATTATGGCAAAGATACACTTAAATGCGCAATAACAAAAATACGAGACCGTTGTATTACGACCTCGTATTTTTGTTTGTATTGTTAAATTCATCTCTTTCTCTCAGAGCAAATTTTGTTGCTACATCTTCTGCATCCCAGCAAAGATATTTTTTATTTTTGTGGCTTAGTGTTTTTTTATCCCCCGTAATAGAATTTTCGATGGTGATATAGAATAGACCATCTTTGTAGGTGATTTTGCTTGCTGAATTATTATGAGACAATAGTTGAATCGGCTCGTTATAATTTTCTCCGTTTGGCGAATATTTTGATATAGACGAGCGAGGAACAGAGTTGATGCTATCGCCCACCTTACCTAAAATATGGAATAAAGCAAATGTCCCATATGTCAAAACCGCAGAGAAAATCAATATGCCTAACATAATTTGAAAGTTTATTATTATCTTTGTTGCAAATATAATAATAATCTTTGAAATATGCAAGTTTTTTATGTTAAATCTTTGCTTTAACCCTGTTATTTAACTACATCTATGTATCTCGAGTAGTTAATCCTGGAATGAGGGTTGAAGTTGACGATTTGAACCTTATATCCTTTTGTCCCCCAGCGCCACCACAGAAACTTGTGTTTGTAGCTTCTACTCACGATGGTGATGAGACTATCACGGCTGGAGTACTGGCATAACCTGCCAGGGATGTCTATATGCAGTGATAGCCATTTATCATGGTATGAAAATACGGAATCCACCGTATTGGGTACAGGTTCTATTCTTACCGTATCTGTAGTAGAGGTGGATAGGGTATGGATGGCTTTAGCATCCTTGAGCTTTACCTTGAGTTCCTTGATCAGCTTGGTATCTGCCAGGTGCAGCTGCTGCAGTTCTTTATACTTAGCTTGAAGGGCTGTGTTCTGCGCTACCGGAAGAGTGTCACCCAATTTATCGTATTGGATATCATAGCTGATGCTTGCCACGTTTCCTTTCTGCCGTTCGATCTCTTCTTGTAGTTCTCCGTTCTTGTAAGCTGATCGGATAAAGGCAGCCGCTGTTATGATGAACAGGGCTGCCAGAAACATGATAATGGTTCTTTGATTTTTCATTGTTATGCGATATCTTTATATTCCTCGATGGCGTTAAAACAAGGACACATCTTTTTCCATTTTGACTTATCTGTGCCCCAAATATCCCGATGTCCCATAATCTTTGCATCAGGGAACATCTGTTTAAGCTTATGCAGCAGGAGGGTCAGTGCATCCTTCTGTTCCGGTGTCCGGTTATCTATAGGTTTGCCATTGGCATCGATGCCGCCCATATAAGCCACATTGATAGCTGTGGAGTTGTAGCCTTGCACTCCATTGCTTACCTCCTCGATGGCGAGAAGCTGGTGGGTACCGCCATTCGTGGTGATGACATAGTGATAACCAGGATTCTTCCATCCTTTCCGGCGGAACTCAGCCTTGAGGTCATCGATAGTCTGCTTCTGCGAACCTGCTGTGCAGTGAACGAAAATACGTTTAATCTGTCTCATTTTTATTGTGATTTAAAAATTTGTCTTTAAAGTCGGCGAATTTCGCGTCGATGGCGATGCCAACTCCGAAGATGGAGCCTGCGTACATAAGTGTCTGGGCGAAATACCAGAGCACGTTGTCTGTCACGTCGCGAGATTGCGATGTGAAGTAACTAATATAAACCAGTATGATAGCGAGGAGTAGTGATACTACTGCCGATCCGTACTGAATCCATTCTTTTGTATTCTTCTGCATGATAATGTATCTTTTTAATTCACTGCAAAGATACATAGGGTAGGGGATTAATAAAAATACGAGACCGCCCTAACGATCTCGTATTATATGTTTAACTGTTAGACCTCTCTTGCGAGAATCTCCTTGGCTATCTCTTTGGCCTCTTTGCGCCACGACTGATATGCCTCGAACTCTGCCTCGTGAGTCTCGTCACCATCGCCACGGTTGGCAAGGATGGCCTCTACCTGGTTCTGACTGTATCGGGTGCGAACCAAACCTGCGGTGAAATCGTCGTAGGTGGCTGCGGTCGCCTGAATCTTGGTCGAGCCATCAGGCTCTGTGCCCTCATAGCTGTAAGTAGTGACACCCTCTGTGTCTTCATTCTCTGACTGCTCTGAGGTACCGGAAGAGCCTGTAGCGGCCTCTGGATGATAGTTGTCAACTCTCTGCTCACCAGTGTAGAGCAGATAATGGTTATCGTCATACTTGACGAAGCTCTTGCGAGCGAAATAATACTTCTTGTTCATAATTGATCACGTGAATTTATAGAACTTCTTTTTGAATTTATTGTGAAGCTCTGCGACCACGGTGGAGAATGGTAGCTCATCACGACAGAAGTCGTTGAGGGCTTGGTCTATCAATATCTTGGAGCCTGTATAGAGGTAGTGTTCCTGAGGCTGCCATACCTCGGTGCCGTCTGGTTCCAGGTGGTCGATGATGCGATAGCGAAGGGAGAGGCGCTTCTTGGGCACCTCTTTGGTGACCATGTGGGTGGAGCCGTCCGGGGCGGTCTCCTCCTGTTGGATGGTCTCCTTCTCTATGACCGAGTCATCGACCTTGTAATCTATCACTTGGACGAGGAACTTGTTCTCGTCCTGACCTTCACGGCAGATAATGTCCTCGATGGACTGCTGCTGTGATTTCTCCATACCCTCGAAAGGCACGCGCGCACGGCGAGCCTTGACGAGTTTTCCGAATCTTTCCATACTGATTTTCTTATATAAGTTTTTTGAATTTGCGTGGATGCCCAGCCCCAGGCGAGATGCCGCCTTTAGCTGTATCTGGCGCTCATTGAACCCAGCCTTGCGTAAGTTAGCCACCTGTTTGCAAAGATCATGTTTGAACCGTTTGCGTAGGAGCGCATGGTCAGCATAGACGATTTGCCCGCAAAAGTCTATGCCATCGCAGGTGCGGTGGATATTCCATGACTTGTTGACGGATAGGTGCCAGTCACGGGCGAGGTGCATCACGGCGAGCTCCGCTATCAGTCTGAGGAACACCTTATCCTCGTGAAGGATATAGATGTTGTCCATAAAGCGATAATAATGACGGAGACCCTGACGGCAGAAACGCTCGAACCTCTCATTGAGCGATTTCACTCCCCCACATAGCAGCTGAGCTTGCTGCTGAGTGCGACAGGTAACGAGCATATCGCTCACGTAGCGAGCTTGCCAGTAGTGGAACTTATCTTTATCGTCTAGGATATCGAAGCATCGAAGTGCCAGGTAATCGAACCGAGCGAGGAAGAGCTGACCCAGAAGCTGGGCGAGCTTCACTCCGAGCACGATGCCAGGATTAAAACTATCGACCACCTCGTCGATGAAGGCGAGGAGCTTGCGGTCTTTGATTTTGCGGCGATATTCACGTTTGAGGAGGTCGTGATCGACATTCTGAAAATAATGGTGAATATCTAGTGGCAAACAATAAAAGGTGTCTTGCTGCGGCGAGCTGAAGATGTCTTGCTTGACAAGATTATAAAAATAATGTGTGCCCTTGCCCTTTGAGCCTGCTGGACTGTGGCTGTAGAGTGTTTTGCGAAGGTTATCCTCTACGGGCTGTAAAGCAGCGTGCTGTATGACGTGGTCGATGACGGGCAGCTTGTTAACTTGGCGATGCTTTGGATAGTCTATGTCTTTGACAACATAAGCTGATGTGTGCCAAGTCTGATGGGTGTAAGCATCGAGCATGCGCCCGATGTTATGGTCTAGGTTTGCCTCGAACTTCTGGACCGCACGGCGAGACATCTTTTGTCGGGCGTAGTCATAGAATGCCCGACGAAAGTTGTCTAGTGTCTCGACCTGTGGCGATATGTTGCCAAACCTTTTCATAAGCGGTGTAATGTCTGTGTTAAACGGTGTATAAACTGTGTAATGTCTGAATCGTCTGCTTTTTTGTACTTGATAACCTTCGACCGGATGACCGTGTTGTCATCATCTACCAGCTGTCTTATTGATGTGTATGTATCGCCATGGGGCGAGGATTGACCCTGTAGTCTCGAAGTGGGAGCAAACGACCCACGAAGAGATATATTTGTAAGTTGAGGGCGGCGCCGTAGTTCACATTGGCATTCGAGACAGCATTGTTCACGTTGAGCGTCGAAAGACCGCATTGACCACCATTGTTAGCGTTAGCACCACGAAGGCAGACACGAAAACCGGCACCTAGGGTCACACCCTGGTATCATAACCGCCGCAAAGGTAATAAAAATAATCGGTATGGAAGCATGTCAAAGAGCTTTTTTGATGTTTTTGTTGATATTTTTTTTGTCGCCGACCGCCACAGGCGGTAACTTAAGGCGAGCTACGCTCGCTGGGTGCTTCGGCTTCGCCGAGGGTGCTCAGGTCTCTTTTGCACACCCAGTAAACCGATGTACACCCAGCAAACTGATGTAGTCTCTTAGGCCGCCTCGTAATACACGGGTTCAACGGACCACTCGGATGCTGCTTCGCAGAGGGCGGCGCCGTAGCTCACATTGGCATCCGAGACAGCATCGTTCACGTTGCGCGTCGAAAGACCGCACTGACCACCACCGTCAGCGCTAGCACCACGAAGGCAGACACGAAAACCGGATGTAGCACCAGACGTATTCCAGAAATAGCTAGTCCAGTAGGTTGACTCGGATGCGCCCGTAGCGGTCGGGAAGTTCTCTAGATGCTCCATCGAGAGCGTCTTGATATAGCCTTCGCCCTTGGTCGGCGAGGTGCTGTAAGCCACCATGCCATCGGCGGAACCTATCGTCCACGTGCCGTAGATGGACGGTGCCACGAGATGGGTCACGGAAGTGTCCTCGTTGCAACGCACCTGCTCGTCATCCATGTGTCGCCACAATAAGCCGAAGCCATTTTTGTAGCCGAAGAAGGATGGTATCTTGGCGGTATAGACCACGGTGCCATCGTCTTTTTTGACCTCGTAGCTCGCCTCGCCGCAAGCGTCGCCAAGCTCGATGCCAGCCGACATCGGCACGACAGGGCGATAGCCGTTGTAACCACCCCAATCAGGCATCTGTGTCACGCCAGCGCCGAGACCACCCTGGTAGAGACCGTTGGCATCTTTTTGGCTGTTGACGGCATCCTGGTCGTAGTGGGTGCCGAAGATGACCCCGAAGAGCACGGAGATGGCAGAGGTGTGGCGCATGGTGGTGCAGAGCCAGCCTGTGCCGTTTTTGCGGGCAGCGGCACGCCAGTATTCGGTAGTCTGGTTGGTGGCAGCCTTGCCCAGCATGGTGCGGTTGGTGTTATCTAACGTGGAGTCGTTGTTGCCGCCTCGGTAGTCTGTGCCCTCGTTGATGTAGCTCACCAGCTTGCCTGTGCTGCGCTCTAGCGTGGCGAAGCCAGCGGCGGAGATGCTGCCCACAGGTATCTTGTAATTGTACTCGCCTGGTATCGGCGTAGGGCTGACCATCTCGTAATGGAGTCTGCCCACGGTCTTGATGACCATGTACCACTCCTTGCCCCAGCCCCACTGGTAGTGCCCCTCTGAGCCATCGAGCTTGGCTGTCTCGCCGGTGGCATACTTGTGGTGGTCTTTGGAGTCGAGCTTGCGACGGGAGTGGTCATTCTTGACCAGATAACAGCCCAGACCCAGCTCCGTTGGTAGGGTCTGCAGTAACTCTAGCGAGCCCACATAAGTGGCGGCTTTAGGGGTTGCATTGTCGAGGTTCCACACTCGACCACACCAAGGATGCTGTCCCATTTGGACGGCGCTTTTGAGCGACATCTGCTCAGACCTGCCGGATTTTTTGTCGAAGACCTCGACAATCTTGTCAGTGGCGCTCATGTCTGACTGTGGGAGGTCGTCAACCTGTTGACCTCCATCGAAAGCGGCTATGATAGCCTTGAGCTTACTCTCTTCTTCTGATGTTAATGCCATAATAAAAATTATATTTAATCGATTAAACAATGCGTAATTTATCACCAACTTTTCTAAGCTTGCCCGATGCCGACAGGCGAAGGCGAGGCTGGCGCACGGTGATGCTGACCTCTTGCCAGAGCGGTGTGTTGGCGGTGGGGATGACCCAGAACTTGGTGGTGCCCTCGCCCTTGATGATGAGGTTGCCGCTTGGGTCTGCCACGAGCGAGTCGCCCTCGGCTCGCTGGAAGAGCACGCTCTGAGGGAGGTAGCTCGGCAGGATCTGCACGGCGATGCGCTGAGCCACCTTGTTGCGTAGGCTTATCTCGGGGAGATAGGTCAGGTTCATGCGAGCTGGCGCGATGAAGCCTGTGGTTATCTGAGCGGCGAGACCATCCATCTGCGCTATCTTGGCATCGGCTCGCTTGGATGCCGCGTCAGCCTCTGCAGCCTTGGTCTCTGCCAAGGCTGCCTGTGATGCTGCAGCCTCGCCCTGCTCGCCAGCCGCCTTGGCTGCGCTCTGGGCGAGGTTAGCCGCCTTGTTGGCATCGTCGGCCGCACCCTGCGCTCTGACGGTCGGTGTCTTGTCGAGCCACAAGCGCCACTTGGCGTTGGTATCTGAAGGAGTCGTCGTGTTGCCATCCTCTAGGGAGGCGAAGACTCCTGACGATGTGTGAACGATGTCGCCCTCGTCGTAGCCCTTGACGGTCTGGCCATCCTCATCTTGATAGGAGTAGCCCGACTGCCAGGTGCCCTGGTCGGTGAAGGCGACATTGCCCACGATAATGATGTTTGTGTTATCTGCCATAATGATTTATACTTTAATGACTAACTTGTTTCTGCGCTTGACAACGTGTTCAGCGACATGACTGCCGTAGTCGATCATGAGGAGTTTGTTGCGCCGTTGACGGAACGCCGGATACATGGCACCGCCTCGGGCGATGACTCCTGTATCGACATAGGTGTGCTTGGAGAGATCCCACTGCCACCAGTTGCCGTTGTCGCCCATCTTGGGTGGATGGTCGTTGAGCTCCTGGGCTAGGTTGGTCTGCTTCTCGCTCTCGGTGAGGGCTGTGAGCGTATCATCGATGCGCTTGTTCTCGGCGGTGACACGACCCGCCTCGGCGGCTATGCGAGCATTTTCGGCTGTCGCTCGCTTGGTCTCTGAATCCATGCGAGCTTGCTCTTGGGACTGTCGGGTCTGCTCGGCAGCTTGTCTCTTGGCCTCGTTGCTCTCAATGGCAGCCTTGGAAGAGAGCGTGGCTTCGGTCGCCTGTTTGGCAGCCTCGGTCTGCGACTTGCTGGCACTGACCGCATCCTCTACCTTTTTGCGTTCGGCGGTGAGGTCAGTTGTCGCCTTGTTGACGCTAGCCGCCGCATCGTTGGCTTTGCCAGCTGCGGTGTTGGCCTCCTCTGTCGCCTGTTTCGCCTCCTCGATGCGGATATCCACATCTTTAGTCAAGAGTGACAGCGGTGCGATGACTTGCTTTTGCACACCGTCTTTGCTGTAGAGGGCGGGCATCGTACTGATGCCATCGAGCGAGGTGGCGAGCTCGCAAGAGAAGATGTTCTTGCTGTGCCGCTGTAGATATTCGTTGAACTTAGGTAAGAGCCGGGCGCATAGCGCCTCGAACTCTGTGTCATTCTCTATGCCCATAGGCTATGATTTTAAGATGTCCTGTTTCCACTCGGCAATCTTGGCGAAGACAGCCCCTGCCTCTTCATCGCTCAGCACGGCAGTGTTGATGCGACATGAGAGGTTGGTATCCATAAAGCTGATGTATCCAGCACCGCTCTCGGAGGCTGGTGCATCATCTTTGGACTCTGTACGTTTATAGACCTCACCGGAAAAAGAGACCTTGTCATCTCGCTTTGTCTTGGTGAACTTGACGAAAACGCCTGTAACAACCTCAATCTCCTGGATGTCGGTTGTCGTAACTGTTGACTCTACCTTCATAATTAATCTTGCTCTATTAGTTTAACAATCTGACAATATACCCCTGGCACCAAGGAAGCCTTGGCGACCTCTTTGATCATGGTTAAGTCTTCGGTCGTACACTCGACCTCACTTGGTTTAGTGTGCATCTGCACACTCAGGTTGTAGGCTCTCTTAAGAGACTCATCATCAGCCTTGACGCTGTTATTGCTTCCGTTGAACAGATGAAGTCCGAGCACCTCATTCATCATCTGAGGCTGTCCGTTGCTGTCTGTCATCACCCCGCCCCTGTAGTTACGGATGGCGACCTTAAAATTTCTTTTCATATCTGTCTAAGTTTAAAATTAATATGCGTGGTTCAGCTTGCGCGCTGTGTATTTGGTCGTGTAGTCACTCACCTTGTTGCCCATGGTTGAGTTATAGACCAGCAGGAACGTCGCACTGTCGCCCTGTCCCATCTCTATGTAATCTTTGTTGCCGCAGTTCTCATCGAGAATCAAAGGTAACTCCTCTTTGTTCCATGCGTAGGAATCGCTTTTGTCTTTGATCTTGTTGCGCCCATAAATGAAGAAGTTTGTCGTGCCTGGCTCAGCGACCACCGTAAATGTCACGGCGAAGTTGGTAGATGAGCCACAGCCTAATGCGCTGCGCACCTCAGACAGTGTTGGCAGCGTTATGCCGCTTGACGAGACGTAGCTGTAGATGAGCCAGACGTTATTCTCAGAAATCTTGGCATAGCCATTATAGATGGTGTTTTTTGTGCTAAGCGCATATCTGCTATACTTATATCCACCTATCCATCCATTGAGTACGCCATTGCCAGCACCTGTGAAAGCAAAATTATAGGCACCGTTTTTAGCCGAGAGTATGGCTGCGATATTGTAACCAAGCCCCCACCAGTCGCTGCTGTCCTCATTTTCGAATCGAGCCACCGCACGCTGTCCTGATGACGCTGGTAGTACGTTGCCACCGATGCCCGCAAAGCATTTATGGGTATCGTTGCGAAATATGATGTATGCATCATTGGTAAATGGGTCGTTTGTCAGACCCGTGCCCTGGATAGTGAATCCAGCGATCTTGCCCGCCAATGCCTCCATGGAGCCATCTTTGTTGATTTTGAAATTGCTGTTGGCCGTGACCACACCGTTAAGGTTGATTTGGTTTGCCGTGATGGTGGCAGAGGAGATGCCGTTGGCAATCATTGTCTTGATGGTAGCCTCGGATAGAATCTTGCCATCGACACCCTCGATTTTTGTAGTCAGCGCATTGTAGTCTGCCGTCACAAGCAAGCCACCTTTGTTTTTGAGCGTGCCATCGGCATTGAATCGCTCGCTCATCAGGGCGTTGTAGTCAGCGGTGGTGATAAGATAGCTCGTATCTTTGAGCTTGCCATTGGCATCGAAACGAGCAACTGCCGAAGACCACGAATCGGCGTTTTGACTGACCAACGATATAGTCGGACCATAATCGTTGCGTATGTCTGAGCCTACGCTGTCGGCGTGTCTCCTGGCTTCGGCAACGGAACTGTTGAGGGCATTGTAGTTGTCAGACATAGTCCCTTGCAAAGTGTTTTTGGCTGCATTCAGCTCGTCTTTTGTCGCAGCCTTGCCCACCGTGGTATTGATGCCATTGACCGTTATATTTAACTCAGCGAGTGCCGCCTTGGTGCCGTTGGCAGTATTGGTGACGCTCTCGACACGTGCAGTGATGCTGTCGATGTCGGTGTAGATGCCAGAAATTTTCTCGTTTGTGCTATCCTGCCAGGTGTTGATGAGGTCGATGCGACCTGCCTCTATCTCTATTCTTGACGAGAGTGTTGTGTTGAGTTCGCCGTATCTCTTATCGACATATAGGCGTATTGCCTCTTTCTCAGCGTCCAGCTCGATGCCGAGCTGAGTTGTGGTACCATTGACCTTGTCGATGTTTTGTCCCAGCAGCTTGATGTTTTTGGCCGTCTGAAGTATTTGTGTCGAGACGGTCTTGCTCAGGTTGTCGAGCGGCTCGTCGGTGATGGTGAGCAGCGCGACGTAGATGTCTCCTGTATATCGGAGCACGAAGTCGCCGGTGCCATTCCACTTGCCATTTAGCTCTACCGTCTGCCACTCTGCCGAGTATGGCACGCTGACGCTCTGGGCTGACAGGTCGTTGGTCTTGCCTTCGACAGCCTTGCAACCCTCGAAGCCAAAGGTGAGGGTGCCAGCAGTCTTGGCGTAGATGCGAGCACTTATATATAAGGTGTCTTGCACCTCGGTGTAGTCATCGCCAGTGGTGTTCATGCCATCCTCGCCTTTTTCTGCCGATGGCTGGGTATATTCCTTGTGGGTACCGGGTTTGCGGATGAGATCATTGGCTTGTTTGATGCCGCTGTCCTGTATGTGCAGCATGTTGCGACCCTCGTTGTTGTCGATGCTCACTCGGTGGTTGCCACTCACGGTGGCGGCACCATTGACCATGACAGGTAAGCCATTGGCATCGACCCAGAACTGGGACTCGTCTGTATCGTCGATGGTCCAGCCATCAATGAGCTGCTCATCGTTATAGCCTATCGCCGTCAGAAACTGACCGTTATGGAGGTAGTTGTTCTCCTCTGTCGCCTCGTAGGAGGTCTGTGCGAAGCGGGTGGCGAACTGGTTCTGCAGCATCTGTATTTTGGTGTCGATGCTCTCACCTGTGCGGCGGAGCACGAAGTCGCCCGTGGCGTAGAGGTTCTGCAGGAACTCACCGAAGCCTGAGAGCGCACCGAAAAGCGGGTGAGTGATGCCCTGCAGGTTGCCAAGACGACCTTTGAGAGCATTGTCTGGGTCTGTCTTCAGACCGTAGATAATATCCATGTAGGGCGTATCGCTGCCCACTGTCATCATCTGTATGATGCCCTTGCGTTGAGGGTCGGTGAGATTATCTACACGCACGAAGGTATCTCGCTTGGTGATGAGCTGTTCGGGCGTACTGTCCTCCATTGAGCAGGTGAAGTTCTTGAACTTGACCCATGCCAGCATTTCCTCTCCCTCTCCCTCGCTGCCCACCTCTGTCACGATGAGCTCGTAGCGCTTGGTGACATAGTGGTTGTTCTCGACAGACGGCATGCCGTTGTACTGCTGAACCATGACATAGTCATCCTTGCGAAATGGATTGTACATCCTGCCTTCGTGGGTGTCGAGATATACCCTGCCAGTCTCTGGGTCATAGTGATCGACCTCTAGCATGGCAGTAAAAATGCGGTTGTCATTCTCGCCCATGAGTTGAGAAACTATCATCTCGAAGACGCGCATGGTACCACGCACGACGAGGTTGTCCAACTCTAAGTTGTATTTATTCTCCTGTACCCCGGCAGCGTTGGTTATTGGCTCGTTTTTGAGCCGCCAGCCCTTGCCGTCGAGGAAGCCTGAGACGAAGGCGGGAGAGCCGATGGTATCATCAAAGCGAGCCGTACCCTTGACGTGGAGCGCACCGATGGTAGCTAATCCCCATGCCAGGATCTCTTTGATGCAGAGTTTATATCCACCATCCTCTTTTGTAGCCAGACAGAAGCCTTTTTGTCCAGCCTCTGAAAAATCATCTGCAGTAATGGAATTGGCGATGATGTCGCCCTCTTTAGAGAAGGAGAAAAGACTGCCTATCTTGATGCCTTTCAAGAAGGTGATGAGCCCATGGGCGGTATCATCGTTGATGGCGGAGAGCTTATCGTTGTCAGCAGAGGAAGCATAGTCGAGCAGGGACAGGAAGGCATTGCCAATGCGGTGAGCCGTGTTGGCGTGCTTGACTCTCTCGTCACGTATGCCCTCGAAAGCCTCTCTGATTTTGTTGATGTCTGTATTGTTTTTGTCTGCCATTATCTCTTATTTTAATGCAAAGATATGAAGGAATGGGAGAAAATAAAAATACGCTAGATAGGGGTGCCGAACATCTGCTTGAAGAGGTCTGCCATCAGGCCCTGGTATTCCTCGCCATAGAAATAGCCCTCCATATCGTTCAGCTTCATGATGGATGCATAATACTTCCGGTTGAACCATGGACGCCTCTGTCTGGGTTCGCCCAGATGATGCTGCGCACGGTATTTCGGATCCAGGAACGGGAGATCTCCAGGATTGCCATGGTAATAACCGTTGCCCGTTCCCGCCTCCTGATACAGACCATAGAGCAGGAACTTGTGGGCGATGACTCTTGATGATCCGCCAAACGAAGTAGCCTGCACGCTGTTGAAGAGAGCACCCGTATGGCGGATGCGGTAGTGCATGATCTTCTCCTTCCAGATCTTCACCATCTCCTCTGCCCATCCACGCTCGTAGGCGTGGATGTCTTCCTGAGATACGGGAGTCTTGATGTTATTCGTTCCATTCCTCATTGTCATATACCAGGTCTAATGGCTCGCTCACGTCGATGTGGAATTCCACGCCAGTGAGCCCGTTGATGAAATATGCACCTATCTCCCGGTTGTCCACCTGGTCGCTCAGCAGATAGGTAAAGTCGCTTTCCCACTTCATCTTGTCGATGATGATACGGCTCAGAAACTGCCGGAAGATCTTTCTGCAGGTGTTCAGCTTCTCCTGGCGGTCGTTCATGTCGTTGAACTTGTATCGCATCAGGATCCACACCGTATAGGTGACAACCTTGCGGAAACTGCCGTCGCCGTTGATGGCCACGTTGCCGTCGTTGGTGTCATCTATGACGATGAAGTTCCTGCCCTTCGACATATTGGCCAGCATTCCCTCGAAAGCCTGTGGTGTAGAGCATGTGGTAGGAATGAACCCCAGCTCGCAGCATAGCTTGTTGCGCTTTGCCAGGTCTCTGAAGTAAGAGAATGCATCGAAGCCCACCTGTACCGATGGGGTATTGATTTCTGTCTTGATCATGATTTATTCAGTTTCTTGTTTAACTCCTCTGCCTCGCGTGCCTTGGCATCCAGTTCGGTGAGTGCCCGCCACACATTGGCTTTCCTGATAGTCTCCTCCTTGGTGATATCCCCGCCCGTGAGTGCCCGGATCTGTGCATTCATCGATGCCTCCATGTCATTTTCTCCTTCGCCTCCTTCAGCTGCAGGCTTGAAGAGATGTGGGAACTTTGTGGAAAAGTTGTGCTTTATCCACATAAACCAGAGAAACACACCCATCAGCTCATAGGTAGAGCACTTGATGTGCGCTGCCTGGTTGCCCTCATTGTCCAGATAGAGATATCGTGCCAGTTCCTTCAGCGGCTCATCGCTCGTCTTGTCCGACTGCAGATACTGCTGGAAGTAGTTGTCCGCACAGATGTAATACTCAAACGGATAGTCGTAGAGCTCCAGGTCTGCCGCCTTGTAGAGTCCGATGGAACCGAGCCTGTTTTCAGCCCCGGTATCTTCAAACACAAAGTCGAATGCCTCGCAGAAGCTCTGCACCTGCCACAGCTCCAGGAAGAATCTCACCTTTCCGCCCTTCTCCGTCTTGGTTTCGCAGAGCCAGCCGTCCTTCTTCTCGTTGAGCACCCTGATGCCGGCAAACCGGGCGAAAAGGTAGGTTCTTACGTGCCACTCCTCCCATCCCTGGGTGAGCAGGATGAGCACATAGCGCAGCTGGTCCTGTGTCAGTTCACTCCAGGAGTGGGGAACGTGAAGGTTCAGTGTTCCGTCATCCTGCAAAGAAGAAGGTCGGGTCGTCAGCTTTGTTCTCATACGCTTGCATGTGATTGGCCTTGTAGGCCGGTGAATCCTTGTATTTTGGGAATTTATCGATGTTCTCCTCTATGAAGTTGGCTGCTGCAGCATAGGCAAGATCCTTGTATCGAGGGTCGGCAGGAGTCTCTTTTGTAGAAATATGAGCACCGATGAAATGGCACATTTTCACGATGGCGTGCCGATGGAATGGCTCATATTGTGCCTTGCGCTCTTCCTCAAGCAGCTGCTCGATGAGCGAGTCGGAGAACTGCTTGCGCAGCACCAGTTCTGCCATTCCTATCTCGTTGCGGTGGGCTGCCAGGTCGTCGAAGGTGACGAACCCCCGTACACTCGAGTAAGCCCTCAGCGTCAATGGCGACCAGAAGAAAGAGGCGATGTTGTTGCACGCCTGCACCGTCTCGCTCCAGCCTTCCACCGTGCGCAGGCGGTTCAGCACGCCATGCAGCTGCTGGTCCTGCTTGTAGGTCAGCTCCCTGAGCAGGGCATCCACCCTGGCTTGGGATGCTGGCGATATGTTTTCGTTGGAAACGATACCGAAACCGTTGTCGGTCATGATGAGATCGTTGGAACGGAGACGCAGGATGAATGCCTTCAGGATGACGTATGAGCGGACATTGCCCAGTAAGGCGCTGCCTTCTGCACAGGCGGCATCCTCGAAGTCGGAACCGATGACGGTGGCCACGAGGTCGAAGTAAACGTTCTCCATCGATGGCAGAGCCTTCGTGAAGACGTCTTCCGTGGCAGCCCCCACGAATGGAAGGAGCTGCTCAAACTGTTCTGCGATAATATTAATCATCTGTCTTTGAATTTGGATTGTTAGACACTTTCTTGGCATCCTTGTTCTCATCAAGGGTGGTGAGCATGATGAGCGGCACATCCGGATAAACCTTCTCCTCCCAGTGGTTGAAGTAGATGATCACCCAGTGAACCGTCTCCATCAGGTCGTGGAATGCCTTCTCTATGCTCTGCTTCAGCGTGAAGAGCTCGCGCTTGTCGGAACCCGAATTGTTGCTCTGGCTCTTGCCGGGTGTGGCGCCCACCAGGTTGGGGTGGATGTTGTCGGCATAGCACTGCATGTTGTTGCTCTCGGCGATATCATCACTGTAGTCGCCTCCGTCCTTCGAGGTATCGATGCGGGTGATGCGCACCATCTTCACCTCCTTGCCGTCGGGCGTGGTATAGTAGCCCGCTATCCAGAGCTTGCCGCTGTTCTCTATGCCCGAGATGAAGTCGCGTATCTTCTCCTTTTCGGCAAGCTTGCGCTTCTTCTGTTCCTCCGTACTGGTGATGTGCTCCTCCTTGAAGATGCCGCGCCAGTAGTCGTTGTGTATCTCTACCAGGTAGGGGATGGTGGCGTGGTTCTTCAGCTTCGCCATCTTGCCGATGGCGATGAGACGGGAGATGTCATACCATTTGTCCCTGAAGATGGCGGAGTAGTAGGGCACGGGATAGTACTGGCAGCCCGGGGTAGGGAAGCGGGTAACGATGGCGAAGACCCTGTCCTTGCATCCCGGTTGCCCCGACTGTCTTGCCTTCACCTTGCCGTTCTGGCCGTCCAGCCCCATGCGCTTCTGCAGGTCGCCCAGCGGATCCAGCTCGTCGAGCAGCGGCAGCACCTCTATGTTGGCTGGCACAGTGGCATTTCTCCAGTTGGCATAGAGCACGTATTCCGAGCGTCCGTTCACGCTCTTGGTAAACCGGCAGTAGCACGCCTCCTTGTGTCTTACCGCCACAATCTTGTCGCCCTTCTTGTTGAGCACGATGGCAGATACGCAGAAGAAGAAATACTTCATGTCGGTAATCTGTTCCAGGAAGAAGCGGCTCATCGAGTTGTGCATCCTGAAGAGGTTCACTTCCCGGTCCTTGCTCGGAAGCTTGGTCTCCACGTCGTTATACTGGAAGCCCATGCCGTAGCAGGTGAGCACGTTGAAGAGTTTGTTCTGAGCCATCACGCTGCTCCTGCCGATGTTGCTGATCAGCTCGTAGGGCAGCTGGTTCTCGTAGCCGAAGGGTACATAGGTATATTCCTTTCCCCCGACTTCCACGCTGACGAGAGGCGTGGTACCATCATCATCGAAGACGGTGGACGACTCCGTGAAACCGCTCGTGGGCGATGATGTCTGATAATCCATCACCTCGCCCATGGTGGCGTAGGTGATGTCTATGTTGTTGCTGTTGTTGTTGCTTGCCATAATTATTATAAGTATATTGGATGGTCATTGTATCTGAAGATGAAGATATCCCTCACCTTGCGTATTTGGTGATTCACGGGGTTGTAGAGGTTGTGGGTTCCCTGCTGCCAGGAACTGCTCTTCACCAGCCAGCCCCGGTACTGGATGATGGAGCCGTCGGCTGCCTTCCAGCAGTCCAGGTTCACGGGCGTGCGGTCTATGCGCGAAATGTCGAGCGCACGTCTCAGCTCGTTGATATGGATGGCTCTGGGTGTCTTTTCTTTCATATCTGCGACAAAATTATAAGGGTGAAACTTCTAGTTGAACGTATCATCGAAAGAGTCATCAAAGATTCTGCCTCCCGTGTTCTCTACATCCCTGAAGATTACGTTCTGCACTCTCTGGGCATACTGATACGTAAAGGTGAACTCTGCCATGCCGTCTTCCTCGTTGGTCCGTTCGCTCTTCGAGTCGGTGAAGGTGATTTCCTTGTCCTTGGTATAATCCCTGAAAAGATAGATCTCATCGCTTCTGAGCAGGTCTTCGGCAAAGTGTGCCATGGATGGCGGAATGATGCCGGTGTCGCCCTCGAAGGAGCGGGTCTCCTTCACGGCATAGTTGATTTTCCTGCCGGAGATTACCGCCTGCTTGCGCTCGAAGGTAGGGGCTATCTTCTTTCTGCCCAGACAGTAGAAAATCTCCTGGCATCCGAACGAGTTGGTAAAGAGCAGCACCGGGTCGGCCACTGCCCGGGTATGGTCTATCTGGTACTCCTGCACTCGCCTGCCCACGGTCACGGTATAGGCGAAGAGACTGCCCTTGGCTTCATCGTAGTATCTGTCGGGCGAAACATCAAAGGTGGTGATGCCGTTCACGGTATGGGTAGGGGTGGCTGATGCATCGATGGTTGCGGTGCTTATGCTGCCCGATTCCCTGTTGTAGTAGCTGGCAACCACCTCCGGCGTGCTACTCTCCTCGCCAGCTGCATGCAGGTATTCCCGATGGCCCAGCTGTGTAAGCTTGGTGCCGTCGAGCAGGGTGAGGAAGAATGAATCCAGGAATGCCTGGCAGCTCATGTTCACGTCAACGGTGGCATAATATACGCTGAACTCCTTGCTCCAGGTATCTACATTCTTGTCTCCCGTATGTTCCGTGATGCTGATCTTGCAGGTGGCAGCCACGGCTCTTCTGGCTGCATCGGCTATGAGGGTACCGAGGTCGTAGATGGTGATGTTGCCCGATACAGGGTAGTAGGTCTCGCTGAGCAGTTCTTCACCGTCGCACGAGATGGCGACGGTGGCATTCTCGCCGCCTATCTTGAACGAGAAGGTGTCGAGGGCGCTGGTAAATACCGGCGAGCTGGGTTGATGGATAACTGTAATCATATCTTTGTTTCATTAAACTTGTGCAAAGATAGGATAGGGAGGGTGAATATAAAAATACCCAGCCACCTCACGGTGACCGGGTACTGCTTATTTAATTTTTATCAGTATGGTGTGTAGGCTACGCTTAGCCTACCAGTGTTTATTTAAAATGAAAAGCAAAAGCTTGATTTCTTCTAAAATGGATGGTCGTACTGCAGATGCCAGGCGAGCGTTCCGCCTTCTATCTTGACCATCTTGAAACCTCGCTCCACCATATATTCGGTGATGGTGGAGACGGGAGCGATAACCATATCCCTGAGGTCGTTCTGTATCTCCTTCGAGGTTTTGTAGTCACAATGTACATCATCTTCTTCCGGATTGTACGGCTTGTAGTCTGCCAGATACTGGTCCAGAGCCATGCGGGTATAGTCCGGCTTGGTCTCCTTCTCCTCTACGGATGGCTCCGGGGAATTGCCATTAGGCGAGAATCCCACGATACGTTTGCGTTCTCCCATCATGCCACACCTCCTTTCGCCTTCAGTGCCTGGTTGATGGTCTTGAAGAGATTCTCCATGCGCTTGAATGCATTGAGCATCAGGAGAACCTGTCCGGCACCACCGAAATCATCCACTGCATTGGTTATTACCTCGTTTGAGATAAACTTGTCTTGAGCAAACTCAAGAGTCTCGATGAAGTTGTCCAGCTGACCAACGTTCATCATATCTACTAGCGCATTCCAGACGTCTGCTGTCATGTGCAGGTTGGTTGAATTATTTTCGTTCATGCCTAATCGTTGTTTATGGTTTTCCACTTGGCCAGAGTCATATTGAGTGGCTCAGCCTCTTTAGCTCCATATCGAAGAGCAAAGTAGCGATGATCATGCCATCGGATAACTGTCTGCTTATGTGGAGCATCCTCGATGAATGCAACTGAACCAATTGTATTGTTGCCTCTCAGAAATTTGAGTTCCACCTTATGGGCGTTCATACTTTTGCCAATATTCATGAAGTACTTGCACTTGCTGATGTCCTTGGTTGTCAGCTTTGCTGTGCGTCTTCTGCGGTTTCTACTTTTCTTCATCGCTCACTCCTCCTTTCTTGTCTTTGGTCCAGCCTGGGTGCAGGAGTTCTGCTTCTGCTCCCGTAAGTACCCCCCCGCTTCTCGGTATCTCTCAAAGATGTTATGGCGGTCGCTCTGGATGGTATTGTTGTTGAGAGTCCAAAGGTTGATCTCCTCGACCTTCGCCTTGTCTCTGCGAAATCCTGCCTCATTGCGAAGCTTTCTACAATTACGGAGTTCTTCCTGATATTCATTTTTTGCCTTCTCGAAAGCATTACGGGCACAGCGGTAGCTTTCCCCTGCTTCATCCTCCATGCGTTCAATACTGTCCAACGAGCTCTCGTAATTCCGGCTTATAGCCTGCAGCTCTGCCTGATGGCGCTTGCGCTCGTCAGCAGCTCTCACGATGTTCTCCTCCAGCTGAGCATGAAACAGCTCTGTAGTCATTCTGCTCACCATCATGCTACCTCCCCTCCGAAAATGAAACCACCAATCATGACCATCGCCATCACAGCTGCGAAACCAACCATGGTGAGCACAACCTCTCCATAGGTCACGGTCTCCTCGCAGAGACAGCTGAAGGCCTCGCTCTTGGTCTTGGCGAGCTTCTTGATTTCACACTTGAGGGTATGGATGCCCTCGTTCACGTTGATGCCTGCAGGTCTCACCTGCGCATCACTTAATAAAATAGAATTCTGCATATTGCATCATCTGTTAAGCATTAGCAGCCAACTTGATTTCGTGAGAAAAGGGTGGCGGCTGCATTCCCCGTTGCTTAACAGATGATGACTTATCCGAGAGGACTAATCAAATCTACGGTTCATGCAGCCGCCATATTGGTACACCTTTTTCCCGATGCCGGGAAAATGATACTATTGGGCATAAAAAAAGCCTGCGGCTGAGAAGCCATAGGCGAAACGGTCGCCCTGCCGGATAGTTTACTATCATCTGTTAAGCGTTGGCAAAAGTACGAAGAATAATTGGAACCGCCAAAAAAAAAGCGAGAAATTTTGAAATAAATGACTTTTTTATGTTTTAGAGCATAAAACAAGGGGTTGAGGAACGAAAAAGGAATGAAAAGGAATGAAAAAGCCCCGGATGCTCACGCACCCGAGGCTGACAGTTATTTTTGAAAATAAACTTTTAAAGGGATTGAATTCTCCACATTGCCAATTTTGAAAGAGAACTGATAGTTGCCCTCTGCAGGGAACTGGAGGTCGGAGAACTCAAAGATGAAGTTGCTGAAGAGAAACTCATCTGAAGGGTGTGGCTCAATCTTGGAATTGATGGGCTGGCCAAGAATCATCTTGCCAGTGCTCATCTCTGTAACCTCTGCCGAGAACTCTTGCTGAAGTTTGCTTTCCTCGCTGTTCATCTTAACTCTCGCTACCATGAAGAGGTTGTTCTTAGGCAGCGGTGCTTTTCTTACCACATAGTGGTCAAAAGTGCCCACGATGGTAAGTTTGCCGTCATTATCTTGTGCAAAGTCACACAATGCAAGAATATCTATGTTCATTTTATATGTCCTTTAATGTTAGACTCGATAGCCGAGTGTTTGAAAAGTTTTTTATAATTGTCGAATGAATATTTGAGTTTGCTCACCGTGCGCTTGCTTGTGCTCACTAGGTTGGCTCCATGTCTGCCAGAGATGCCTTCCTTGGTATTGAACTTCAGAGAATTTCTTTTGGAGTCAACCCAAAGCCTGATGGCATCGCCTTGTATCTTGTCACCCACATTGCCATGGACGTTGAGATCTTCTCGTATTTTCTTGTCCTCTTCGTTGAGCTCAAGAGCTTCGGTGATTTCTACGGAACTATTTCGGTCTAGTTCGTATAATGTCATCTTTTTGCCCGTGATAGGTTCCTCTTTGAGTCCCTTCCACTCAGCCCTTCTGGCAATGACATCAGCTTTTTTGCCCTCTATGATTTCACCTTCTTTGATATATATAGCCATTATTGGATACTTTTTTGCATTGATTTTTCACTGAAAGAGAATACCTCAGCCATATCATCAGGCGAGGTGATGCTCATGAGCGATGGGCTGACCTCAAGAGCCACCTCAATGTCTTCAATGGAAGCATCTTTATCTTGTTTGATGATGTACTTATCCTCATGCTCTTCAATCTCTTTATCAAACTCTTCTTCGGTAATATTGCCGTCAAGCATTTCGCAATATAGTTTGAAGTAGTTGCGCTCACGTGTGCGGTTGTTAACGGCACGAGTCATCAACTCCTTGAGTCTGTCGGCAGTACTAATGTTGAAAAAGTTAGCCTTATTGGTAACACCAGCGAATGCAACCTTGCCAGTACCTTTGTCTTGTATAGCCACAACAGGGCTGCCATCAGTTTGGTATGTTGTATATATAGTCGTTGTATTGCTCATAATTCACATCCTGTTTATATTAACACGGTGCAAAGATACGGCTATTTTTTGTAAATCGCAAATTTAATGATAAATTTAACAACAAAAATTGCAATAAAGATTGGAAAATGGTATATAAAGAATGCTCGACCGCTTTTTGGCTCTTGCCAGACGCTTTCGCCGCAGGCGAAAATTTTTGGAAAATGAGGGGGAAGGTTTTAGCCTTCCCCTTACCTTATTATATATATTATAGCTTTCCTTTGTCGTGGTAGCTGTAGAAGCCATCCTCAGCCAAGATGATATGGTCCATCAAGAAAAGTCTCATCACCTCGCACGCCTTGGCTATCTTCTGCGTGAGCATATCGTCCGCCTTGCTCGGCTGCGTGCTGTTCGATGGGTGGTTGTGTGCCACGGCGATGATGGTTGCATTGTTGAGCACGGCTTCTTTCATTATCAGTCGAACGTCCACCGCTGTCTCGGTGATGCCTCCCTCGCTGAGCTTGGTGCACTTTATCAGCCTAAAGTTTTGGTTCATCAGCACTACCCAAAAGCCCTCTGTCTCATTGCAGCCTATCATTGGGCGAAGATAGTTGTAGAGTGCCAGGCTGCTGCCTAGGTCGGTGTTTCTCGCTACCTTTTCCATTTGGTAGCGTCTGCCTAGCTCGATGGCTGCCTGTAGGGCTATCGCCTTGCAGTCTCCAATTCCTGGTACCACTTCCAGGTCTTCTATTCTCGCCTTGCCGATGTTGCGAAGCGAGTTGCCCATGATGTTATAAATCTGTCGTGCCTGCTCTTGGCTGTCCTTGGTACCTGCCCCTCTGTTGATTACCAAAGAAATCAAGTCAACGTTGGTAAGGGTGTCGAAACCTTGGTTATAGGCTCTGTACTGCGGTCTCTCCTCCATACAAAGATTGTTATAATTTTGTCTCATATCTTTTGTTATTTGTTAGTTATACATTCTCTTTGTTCTCGCTAGGAACATCGCTCCCATCACTAGTGCGCCACATTCGGCTAGCTCGTTGGCGAACTCTCGGGCGGTCGCTCCGCTCGTCACCACGTCGTCGAAGATGATGACTTTCTTTCCGCTGAAGTACTCTCTATCGAGTGCCACTCTGTAGTCGAAGCTCTCACACACTCTGTCTGTGCTGAAGTGCTTGGCTGTGCGCTCTCCATAGATGGAAATGTGCTCGTTTCCGTTCTGTACCTTTGCGCCTTGGCTCACCTTTTGGGCGAAGCGAGAAAAGCGCTTGGTGTACTTCTTTGAGTTGGCTGCTGGAGCGCAAACCATCACGAAGTCGCTGGCTTTGTCGCCATAGGTGTTGACGAAAGAGCTGACCACCATATCGGCAGCTGCGTCTGTCGCCCACTGCTTTCCATCCTTGAAGGCAAAGATGAAGTTTCTCACTTGCTCTGCTTGTGCTGAGCGGTCGAAACGCTTGGAGCTGTACTCGTAATAATTGAAAGTTTTCATACGCTTAAAATTTTTATTCTAGCCAGAGGGAGGAAGGAGCTTTTTTATTTGAACTCGTCTTTGCCTGCCCGTCTGAGAGTTTTTTTTATTCTGTCCGTCGGTCGTTTTTGTCGCTTTTTACGGTGCGATGCAGACGAGCGGAGAAGAGGTATGAAAGCCAAGGAATTTTGCAAAAAGTTTATGGAAAACCGTCATCTCTGATTGCGGAAGGCTGCCGAAAAGTTTTTGGAAAATAGATTTATCGGTACTTGGTGCATGCCGTCCGCCGTACCTTTGCACCCGAAAAAAAGATAATGACCGATGGATAACCGATAAAGGGAAAAGCTCTCGGACAGGAAAAGCGGGCAAAGAAAAGGCTCTGCCTTACCTTGGTGGTTAAGCCTTAGCGACGTTTGAGCGCCATCACGGTCACTACCGCTTGAAAATTCGCAAATTTTAACCATAGCGTATGAAATGAAAGATGGAAAATTTGCGTCATCAAAAACACCATGTTTTTCAGACTTTAGGAGGAAAAACATACCTTGGAGCGATGAAATCGCAGCATTTGGCATGCTTCGACCCCGAGGTTGAAGATGCCGAATGTGTCGTTTTACGACAGGTTTTCCACACCCAAAGGTTGGAAAACCTCGATTTTATCGGTTTTAGGGATTCAAAGGGAAAATAATTCCCCTTTGTCGCCGAAAGGACCCCCCACTGCCCTACGCCCGAGGGCGCTTCCTGCCTCCTTGAAACGGGCGGAATATGTAAACGACCGTTAAAGAATTTGTAAGAAGGTAAAAGAAAAAGAAAAGGGAGCACGCTTCGCAGCGCACTCCCCTAAACGGCGGTCGGGCAAGAATGCCACCACCAGATTTACATTAGAATATTTTTTATGAGAGCTTATCTGTTACAGCATAGAGCCTGTAGCGATGTACCCATCAGACTGCGGGAACTTCTCTATACCAATCATCAGCGTATCGAAGGCATCAGAACCATCGGTGCGGGCCTCCAGCTTATCCTCTTCGGTCTCAGCCAGCTTCTCTCCACGCTTATCCTTCTTGCCGTTATACACTCCTGCCAGACGGATGGAGATGAGCAGGTCTTCATTGTTCTCGCTATTGATCATTATCCTGTGCTCAGCTCTTCCCACAAACATACGGTTGAGGAGCAGCATCTTCTCAAGATGTCCCATCGGGTTGCCCAGATACACATCGTTCACATACCAGCCATGGTCTGTGAGGTAGTTGGTGATGAAGGTATGGAAGTCATCATTCATCAGGGCATAGTTGTTACCCACGAAGGTGGAGTCGTAGTAGAAGTTCACCTCCTTGCAGCGGTGATACTCGTAATACTGCATGAACTTATCGAGCAGGGCAGGCAGCTTCTCCTCATACTTCACGAAGATGCTCTTCAGGCAGCGGGCTTCACCCCGCAGGTTGTCCTGTCCTACGGCTATCCAGTTGATCAGGGCGTTGGCATCGAAGGCGATGCACAGCGGGCGGTCGGGATCCACGTCATCATCCATGCGTGAATCCACGTGCTGAAGCTTGTCGATATCATACTCCAGCCCGTCCAGATAGGCGAGGTTAGGCGCCGTATATAGGTTCACATCCCGGAGATTGGAGTAGAAGCCGTCGAGCGAGATGGAAGGGCGCTTACACATGATGGAGGTCTGGAAGGTGAGGGCAGGCAGATCTCGCTTCATCTGTTTGATGAAATCCATACCCAGCACCTCGATGTTATATACTGAAGAGTACTCTTTATAGAAGAGAGCCTTGGAGCGCAGCTGTGCCAGGTGCAGTCCAATCTCCTTGAGTCTGCGCTTGGCATAGAGGCTGATGTGCCCTGAGGTCTTGATGCGGTTGCGGATATCATATTCCTCCACCACGAGCGAAGAGATGGCGTCGATGAGCTGCTGGTCGCAGTCCTTCTTGTAGTTGAGGAACCAGGAACCCTTCTTGGTTACGGGCATATCCGAGGTGATGAGCATGCCGTGGTGGTAGTAGTGGCGCCCGAAAAGATTCACGTTACCACGGTTGGCAGGGAAGGTTTCATCCTTCAGCTGCTCGAAGTTGATGAACTTCGCCTCGTCGATATCCAGGTAATCGAGCGAGAGGGAGTTGGAGGTTCCCTTTCGGTCCTGCGAGATGATGGTACCGATGGACCCGTTATAGAAAGAGATGGTGTTTTCCCAGTTGGAAGGTGGGATTACCGGCTCCGGCCATCCCAGCTTCTTGGGTGGCTTGATGCCGATGAGATAATGCTTGCCCCGGTGGAATCCCCATCGCTCCCAGTGCTGGAGCATGGAAGGAAGCGTATTGGTGAGGCATCGCTTGGTGTTGGCAGAGACGAAGCCGCCGTCGCTTCCGGGCATACGCTGCATGTTGCGCAGGTTGAAGGTGGCATGCAGGATACTCTTTCCGATACCACGACCGCCCACGACCACAGAGTCGCGGGCATTGATGAGGTTTACTTCCTGCTGTGCCGGATTGAAATATTGCTCTATCATAATGAATTCTCCTCTTCCTTGACTTCTTCTGTTGGTGTATATTCCAGGAGCTGCTCATCGTAGTCCTCGCTCTCTATCCTGATGAGATCCATGGAGTTGTCGGTGTATTTCCTGATGAGCTTCTTGATGGTACCCATCACGTTCGGTATGCGCTTCAGTCCGAGATGGCGAGGGTCGGTAGTAGGTATGAATACCTGAGGCTGGATCATGTCGTAGCCGTTATCCACAGGGTCTTCCTTGTCGAGCAGGTGGTATTTGCCGTATGCGGCAGCTGCTGCAGCCATGGCTCTGGCATCGCCCATATTGTCTGCCTTCTCGTAGGTGCGCTGAATCATCTGGTCGAAGCGGTACCGGGCAAAGTCCTTGGAAACCTTCTGCAGGTTGCCCAGTATGAGCTTGATGAGGTGCAGGTCATTATAAGCCATCATGCGCTGCACCTTGTAGTCCTGCATATCCTTGAAGACAAGTTCCTGGTCTGTCTTGCGTGGATTGATGAGCCACCAGGCATAAAGATCCCGGATGCGCAGAATGCGGTCGCGCACGGGTGCGGGAACATTCTGTGCATCCATCTCTTCGGGTGTGCGGTCCATCAGGTCGATGATGGCATCGATGTTGGCTGGTTCTCTCATATCTTGATCTCCTCTATCATTTTATTCAGATATTCATGTGTGCGCTGTACGGCTTGAGGTGAGCCGGCTGCAGCCAGCTCCAGCTCATTCCTGCGAATCTGCTGCCTGACTTTTGCCATGCCCAGATAATAGACGCGCCGGAGCTCTGATGCAGGGTCGAGAATCTCTTCACGCAGAACATCCTCCTTAATATCCAAAAGGACGGACATCTCCGAGATCGGAGTCAGGTTCTCTGCCAGCTCTTGCACTTTGTTGAGTAACTCCTGAGTAATTTCCATTGATTCTTAAGCTTTGATTGTCACAATGACTGGTATATCCATTGAACAGGTCGGCAAAGACCTGTGGTTCCGTGGTGATGATGGTACTCTCGTCACGGCTGCCGTATGTCTGGTTTTGGGACGTGACGACCGAAACAACATGCTGATCATTCCGGAAAAGCGTCACCTTGGAATGGTTCTCGCCCAGATAGACATCATCGAAGCATGCCGACATAAGCCGCCACAGGTGTACGGTCTTCTTGCTCGCCTTCACATCCAGCAGCATCTTTGCCGACGAGATGCTGCCCGAATCCCGCATCAGGCGGAAACCTCTGAGGAACTCCTCGGAGGTGGAGTAGGAAGACACCCACACATCAGCAGGACCAATCTGTGAAAGGATCCACTTGATGAGTCCGAGTGTGTGCAGGTGCCGTCCGAAGTATGCCTGTGTCTTCACCTCATCGATGGGCTTGAGTATATCGGCAACTTTAATCCTGGCTGGCATTTTCGGCGAGTCTGGCTTTAGCTACCCGGTCACGGTCGGCACGAGTTACCTGGTATGAGTCGTAGGTGAGCATATCGGCACGATACTTCTTGTCGAGATCCGAAAGAATCTTCAGATGCTCGTATCGGTCGCATGGTTCCTTGTCTTCCATCGCCTTGAGCGTCTCGAAGGTAGATTTGATTTCCTTGTATCGCTTGGCGTTGATATCCCAGAGGTCGGCTACTTCCTTGGGCAGGAAATCGTGATCCTTGCGCTTGCCCTTACGGACAATAGCCACTCCATCGCTATCCGAGGACGGGAGTTCTGTATCATCGGTAGAGGCATTTTCCTCGATGGAATCGCCGTTTTTCTCCGATTTTCCCTGATTTTCTCCGTTATTCTCTGATATTCTCTCATTTTCTCCGATTTTCTCCGCTTCTCCTTCGGCAATGATAGCCTGGGCTTCAGGTATCACGATATCGTTCATCTTCCTGACCTCCTCGATGGTCATGTTGTCGAGACGGATCTTGAGGAACTTATTCAGTTCATACTCTATGTTGGTGCGGTATGCCTGTGGCTGTCGGGTTGCTCGGACATGATAGAACCGGTTTCGGTTGAGACGGAAGAGCATATCTGCTCCCTTGATGATTTCAGCATCCGATTCGTGCTTGGAGTTGAGCCACTCCTGCATCTGCCTGGTAAATTGATGATCCATATTTAATATATAATAAGGTGAAAACAAACAAAGGCGGCTCAGGCACGAAGCGAGAGCCACCTAAGCAAATCAGTATGTGTAGTTATGTAAATTTGGGCAAATCTTATGCGTGACCGGTTGCTTCCCAAACAGAGCCATCGCTGCCCTTGATATCACCTTCATCTGTCTCAAGCTTGCCATCATAGTATGGAGCAGGGCAGAAGTCGGTGGCCTCTACGCTGAGGGTTGAGGTCTTGGAGTCGGTAGCTCCGGCTCCACTGTTCTGGGCAAATGTGGTCTTCACCGGGAACATCTCGTTACCGAGAATGCGGAAGCGCCCGTTAGGATCCTGCTGGGCATAGACCAGTTCGTCATTGATCGCCATACGGCCGAAACCGGTAATATCGGCATCAGTGCCGCCGATGATATACTCTGCCTTGTTGAGGAAGGTCGCTGATGGAGCTTCGCCCTGAGTCTCCGTGGTGATGGAAGACTTGAGTGCTACGAGGTCAACTGCGTGCCACTTGGCATCAGTGGCAAGAGTGAAGTCGCCCTTATAAGTGGCGAGTTCCTCCAGTCCCTTGGTGGTATCGCCAGGATCTGGAAGCTTTGGCCATGTAAGGATCTGCGAAAGCGGGATGGCCAGGAACTTCGGCTTAATGCCGGGACGAATAATCGTACCCGGACATTTGCGCACTGATTTATATAAATCTTTGTTAGTACATGCCATATTTTAATCTCCTATATTATATAAGGTGAAACATTAGACGTTTCCGTCAGCGGTAGCGTCCTTGCCACTCTGTTTGCCGACAGTCTGGCTGGCAGATGATGTGGCTGCCTTCTGGATGAGTGGCTTGGTACCATTATCGGTGATGAACAGGGCTCGCTCCTTGTTGATGCTCTCAAACTGGGTACCGAAGAACTTGGTAGCAATAAAGTCGAGTTTCCATGGGTGATACTTCTCGACCTTAATCTGCTCAGCATCGTTGTTGTTGATCTCGTTGACGCCCACCAGCATGTTGCTCTTGGTAGTAAGCTCAAAGAAAGGAGCATCCTTCTTGTTGGAAAGGACAGCGAACTCTACGTTGCCGAAGCCTTCTACGGTGAGGTGGTTGTAATCTTTGTTGTAAGGAGCAGCACCAAACTTCTTGAGGAAGGCACGGTTGTAGAGGTTGACGAATGACTGAGGAACGTAAAGGTAAACCTTATCCTCTGCCATCAGCTCTTCGTCGGCAAACTCACAGATGCCCTGTGCGAAATCTACGGCGTTGTCATCGTTGATAGTCTTGTTGTCGCCCAGGATATCTGCAACCTTGATAAGGTTTCCGAGGTCGGCTGAAAGCTTGCCGGCATCCAGTTCGGTCTTGGCAATGGTATCGAAACCATTGAAGAGGTCAACAGAACCTGTTCCTGTAGGGTTGCGTACTGCCTTGAACAGAACCTTGTCGAGGTTTTTGCCGAGCTTCAGGGCGAGGAGCTGAAGAACCTGCAGCGTGATAGGCACATTCTTCAGGGCATCTCCATTAGTGACGTTGGCGCCCCAGATGGTGGAATAAACTGAGTTAGGTGAGAACTTGATATCGACATTGCCAAAGAACACCTCCAGGGTACGAGGTGTAATCTTGACGTTGCCGTCAGCTACGCGGTTCTCATCGTATGGACCGAACTCTGCACCGCCTGTAAGTTCGCCTACGGTCTCTGATACACGGATGCCTGGGCGAAGAGTCATGTAGCTGAGTGACTTCTTCAGACCTCTGGTAGGCATGGTGATTAACTTATTACGGTAGATCTTTGCCGTCTTTTGCAGCTGTTCCTGTACGTCAACAGGTGCAACAAATTTATCATTCTCTGCCATATTATGCAAAATCAATTAAAACGTCCGACACTTGATCTGAGCAGAAGTCCTGAGCCTTGTTGTCATCTACGGCAGTGTGGGTTTCGCCACCCGGTTCTTTCTCCAGATCCTTCACTTTCTCTTCAAGGTCTTTCTTATCCTTCTCCAGGTTCTTGACCTTATCCTCCAGTTCCTTCTTCTCGTTCTTGACCTTATCGAGTTCCTCGTTCTTGGTCTTGATCGAGCTGGAGTCGGCAGCAATCTTATCCTCCAGTTTCTGCATCTGCTCCTGGGAGATGGTGCAGTCCTTGGCTGATTCCTCTGCCTCAATGCCCTCTACGTTGAGAACATTGTTGATGTGAGTCCATTTCTTAATCATATCTAAAACATTTTTGTGTGAGTTTTCCTTTCCGAAGATTCGTCCCAGGAAGCCCGGCTTCTTCTCATACCAGGAATTGACGACCTCCGGCAGTGCTGGAAGATCGTTGTACTTGATGAAGTTCTGTGTTGACTCTGTGATTTCAACTGGCTTGCCATCCATCGACTCATCGACTAAACCGAGATCGATGCACTCATCCACGGTATGCCATTTGGCTTCAGACATCACCTTGATGATATCCTCGTGCTTCTTTCCCGAGCGATCGCAGTAAACATTGGCAATGATATTGTCTATCTTCTGCTGGTCTTCCTGCTGCTTCTGCAGCTGCTCGATGAGGGAACCGATTTCTTCCTCATTGAGGGCGCTCCATACAAACTGCTCCGTGGAACACTTATGAACCAGGAGCAAACTGTATTTGTTCATTCGGATCTTCTTGGCGCCCATCGCACAGATGGTGGCGGCAGATGCAGAGAAGCCCGCCTGAAAGTCAACCGTCACATCGCCATGGTCCTTGAACATCTGACAGATGGCGAGACCTGCGGAAACCGCGCCGCCCGGCGAATCGATGGCTACATCGACGTGCTTGCCTTTGTTGTTATTAAGGATATCGCGGACCATAAACTTGGTCCACGACCCTATATAACCGGTGATAGATATTTGATATTTCATACAACTTAGCGAATTTGATTGCCGCAAAGTTATATAATAAGGAGAAGAAATAAAAAAACTTATTCTATGATTTGGAGCGGTCTGATGACGTCTGTCCAAGTCGCTGTATAGGTAATCAGGGAAGATTCCGTATGTGAACTTGGCAGGTTTTCGGTACGGGTGAGTACCGGATATGGTCGGCGGTCGCAGCCCATAAGGTAGCGGATGCCATCTGCCGTGGTGATTCTGAAGGCTAGAGGTCGGTAGTTCGGATCTATCTGCTCGCACGACTTGAAGGTGAGCTTGGAGGTGAAAATGCGGACTTTTGACTCTACTTTGTCGGAAATCTCACAACTTGACGGAACTTTGCATTGAATTGACCGGAAGTTGGCAGCCGACGGTACAATGCATCTCTGATCCACAGGGAAGACGACACTTTTGAGGTTTTCTGCCTCTGTCATCTCAATCTTGATGATGTTTTTGATGTATGCCATATTTCTAAGTTGTTTGGTTATTTCGAATATTTCTATTCTGTTCGGAGTTGTTCGCCGAAACGGAAAAAATTATATTAATCTTTGTTAAATCTTGTTGTAGAGTTTAAATTTACGCCCTTTTTTGCGTGCTGATCGCGCATTCTGTAGAAGCATTGGCGCACGGTATCCTCATAATCAATGCCAATGCCATGTTGCTCGCACCAGGCTGAAATGAGTGATGAAAGCTTGCATGAGCGGTCAGCGATGTCCTTCAGGGATGCCCAGAGGTCTATCTTGAAAAGGTCGGTGATCATCTCCTTCACGGCTCTTCTGGCACGTGGGCCCAGGTAGTTGTACTCACGTATTGGCTTTGCCTTGGATTCCGGAAGCGAGATGGCGATATACTCATTAGGGTGAATGAGCCATCGGCTCTGTTCGTACTCCTCATCTTTGAAGGTATTCGTCACGCTCTGGTGCAGTGAGGCGGCATCCGCCTTCTCCATCTCTTCCTGGTTCTCCTGTTCTACAGGCGACAGTTTAGCCTGAGGCGGTTTACTTGTGAACCGACGTATGACGGCAACCTCGTTGCCGATGATAGGGAAAATAATTGGATTTCCATAACTATGGTATGCCCATTGCCTGATATGAGCAGGCACCTTGATGTAAACTACTCTATTCATATGCCATTTTTCGGCAAAGATACAAATAAAAATTGAGATAACTAATAATTATTGGTAAAAAGCTAATATTTCTTAGTAAATTTGATGTGATGTAATTTCGTCCGAAAAGTTTGTATTTTTGTATCGTGTAACTACGGCTTTGTAACTTACTGATAATCAGTGTTATTCTTTTGATACATTTTTTCGATACAAAAAAGTGAGCCAAAACAAAGTTGTAACATAACCTATATGAGAAGGTGGGGCGCTGTTACAAAAACAGTTCGTTACAAACTTCAAAAACTTTGTAACTGAGATGTAACGCAACTTTGTAACGGCTCTGGTTTTGGTTAACTCGCTCTTTTTTAGTTATTTATATTCTTTCACCAACATTCTGTTACAGAGTTACAAAAGATTTGTATAATAAATAAGAAAGGGGAGTGGGGAAAACAGCGGTAGGCGGGGGAAAAGGGCTAAAATGAGCCTGTCGGGCAGAGCTGGCCATACCTGGTGAAGACGAAAAAGGGAGCGATGAACAGATGCTCATCACTCCCTCGTAACATGAGAAAAGAAATATAAAAATCAGCGAATTTCGCTTGAAAATTTTGCCGAAAATATTTGCATAATTCAGATATTTTTTGTACCTTTGCACTATAACTTGGGGCTATATACCCTATTATATATGTAGGGGTTAGAAAGCTTCGTTACTATTAGTATCTATCTTGCTCCAGTCGATTGTCGATTGATAATCACCCTTTTTTGCTTGAGTTTCTTCTTTTGGAGAATCACTCTTCTTGCTTCTGAGATAAATCATCTCAACCGGGCTTCCATCAGGATGCGCTGGATCTCTTCTGATAATGCGATGCTGGCTGTTACAGAGGTCATCCGGGTTCAGGGCTTCAATGTATGGGCATAGCTCCACAAATGCCTTCAGCTTCTTGGTAAAGCTCTGTGTCGTTGCTTTGTTAAGGCCAGAGAACTGTTTGAAGTCTGTAAATGCCTTTTCTCTTACGACAAACTCGTCGAGTCTTCCACTCTCCTCAGAGAAATAAGAACTGGCCCAATCCTCGAAGTTTACACCCATATCAGCTTTAAACTTGCGCTTAACGATATTCTCCATAGGTGGCAGTATCTTTACGGGTTCTCCCACGAGAGATATGTAGAAGCGGCAGCATTGCAGGAAGAAGTTGATATCTGCGTTCCATTCGGCCTCAGAATAGGTCTTGGAAAACAGATCCTTGTCGAAGTCATCTCTGATGCTTCTGGTCTCCTGATAGTCATTATCCTCCGTGCGCTGATGATAATAGTCTGAGAACACCATATACAGCAATCTCGCCTCTGAAGACGGATCGAAATCTGCCGGCACATAATTAGTAGTGAAGGCAATTTTCGGGCTATCCTCGAAAGGTATAGTGAAGCTCTGGTTGTTCTTTGGGTTTACAGTCATATCTGAAGTAATATTATCATAGAAGAGTCCTGTGTTGAGATACCGGTCACAGTCATCGAGCAGCAGCATCTGGGTGTGCTGGGTTACCTGGTCGAAGACATGAGGGTTGTCCATCAGCTTCGGGTTTCTACCGGACAGCTTAACGGTCTTCATCAGCAAAGAGAGTGTCTTGAAGAAGAAACTCTTACCCGAACGGCCGTTGCATTCGTTGTCTTCACCGATTTTGTTGTCCATGGCCATAGGCGCCCATGCTCGTGAGGGAGACTTGTAATGATGAAGCATATACCCGAATGTGAATATCTTGTTGATGAGGTTCTGTTTCTGTTCGGCAATCTCGACATCGGTCAGGCCTTCACCTGCGATATCGAATAGGTGAGCCTTATGATATGCTTCTTTTTCATCAACGCTTCTCTCCTCGAAGTTGTATTCCAGTTCCTTGCGCCAGTAGGTGCGTGAGGCGTTGATCAGATAGCCAAAGAAGTGAGAACTCACGTTCTTGACCTCGATATCAAACTTCGGTCTGCCATCCTCATCGATGGTACGCGTGATGGTGAACATATCATCGAGCTTCTTGAAGTTATGATCGATGACGTTCTCCTGCCATACGTAGTTCTTGAGCGAGCTTCCTTCACGCTGATACTCAATCAGGCCATCCTTGGTTACCTCTATGCTGACACGAGGGAAGAAGAACAGCTGGGAGTGATTGGTGTAATTGGTGAAGTCAAGCGTTATTTCCTGGAGTGAATCGAGCGCAGCGCTGGAGAGCTTCGGGGTATTCAATACCAGGTTGAGAATATCTCGCTTTTCTGCTCTGTCGATGACCCATTGTCGGCAGAACTCACGGATATCTCTTGTGGTGATGAGCTTCACGATGTTACCGGTGATTCTTACATACTTCGTGATGGTGGAGTTCTCGTCGTGGAGCGTGTAGAAACCGTTAAGGCGAAGGAAATTGTAGAGGCACGCTGTATCGATATAGTGGTCCCAGGTGTTGGACTTCTTGTTGAGCTTGCTCACCCAGAAACGGGCAGGCATGGCCAGCGTCATCAGATTGCGGAAGTCCTTGCGGGTATTGCGCAGCTCCATCCAGTCACGGAGATCCTTGCGGCCTTTTCCTCGGTTGTCGTGGTAGGTCCTGAGCCATTGTGGCAGCCAGATGGTATGTATGTCAATGTAGCGCAGGGCAAGTTCCGTTCCCTTGGAGATGCCGGTCTCGTCGATGTCCGGTATATTATAGAGCACTTCCACATACTTCATGATTTCTCTGTATTCCTCCTCGCTGAGCTTGTAGGTCTCAGAGTTGAACCATAGAGGGTGGTAACCGAGAGACTTGCAGCAGAGGCTGTCTCGTTCTCCGCTGCAGATGAATGCTTCAGGAAGTTTCTGTTCTTTATAAACCTTCGATTCATCGACGTTGGTCTTGTTGAATTCAGCCATCTCCTTGGCGTTGAACTCATGGTATGCTTTCTTGAGCTCAGCCAGACCATTGATGTACTTCTTAGGCTTGACACCATCAGGAGTATATGAGAATCTCCACTGTTTGCTGAAGTTGAGTGGTTCGTATATCTTGTAGAATTTTACTTCCGGTTTCTCTCCTTCAGCTGGAGAAACCAGGCACTCACGCATGAAGATAGGGTAGTGCTCATTGCTGTATTTGATCTTGACCTTGCGGTCTTTGACATATCCAATCCATTTGGCTGAATGCCAGTTGAGGGCATCCACATGTTCCTGCTTCACGTTTGGACCAAGAACCTTCAGTTCATCTTCCGTGAATTTATCATTGAGTTCAAAGATGCGGGTACCATCTTTCTCATCGATGGTGGCATCACGTTCTGCAAAAGTAGGCTTGTTTACATCCTTCTTGAGCTCATCGGTAACGTTATACTCTGCTGCCAGGCGAAGGATGGCATCAGGGAAACGGTCGATATTCTTCTCCTTCATATAGAGATCGATAGGAGATTCTGCATTTCCTTCGCCTCCAAAGTCTGTTACTCTCCAGCATTCCTTGTACTTCTTCAGGGAACACGATGGGGTATTCTCCTTTCGGATGGCAAAGTGCTTCTTGGGCGTTCCTGTGCAGTATTTCTGCACGCATTCTTTAGCGTCCGGGTATAATGCGATGATTATGTCCAGTCCGTCATCGGTTGCCTGGTAAATCTGTTCTGCTTTGATCATATTTCTTTTCCTTTAAAAACTGCCTGCAAAGATAAATGTTTGCAGGCTCAAAACAAAATACTTGCTGCCGATAGCCTTAATGCCTTAGGATATGTAGCTTTACGGCTTTGTTGACAGCATTTGGCTGAGATCGGTTGATTTCTGAGAGAATGCGGATTTCGAATTCCGCTTGTGTCTCGAATCTTTTACGTAGTGGGGGGGTAAGGAAATCTATGATAGCCTTATACCCTGATTCCAGTGTCATTATTGCTTTCATATTCGTTTATTTTTTCAGGTGTACATCCGAGTGGTTCAGAGCTATGCTCTATATATCTGCGAAATAGGGGGCAGTATCTTCCGTTGATACAGTTCACCCCTATTGGGCAGCTTAGACATTTACTTGGAGGCATCTACTTGTACGTTAAATCTATCGTCGTGGAGAAGTAGCTTGGTGTGGATGTATTCTGGTCGCTGCTCCTCTTCGTTCCATCTGATTTCCCGGAAGTCTCTACCGCCTACCTCACATTCGGAAGCATTCCCGCTTTTATCCCATTCGACAATATGATCTTTCCCATCTTTGGTGGGAACTACACCTAATATACATTTGCCAAAACGGTCGTTTCTAACTTCATATATAGTAGCATCAGGGAATTTTTCCTTGATGGCATCCTCTATAGACATAGTTTTAACCTTTCTTTTCATTGTTTCTCATTCTATATTTAACAATTCCTTCTACAATTCCGTCTTCAGCGTCATCGTAGAAAAGATTAACCTCAGATTTGCCTTTATGGAAAGGTCCGTACGACATATCGACCGGAACGCTAGCGTCCTCGAAGTCCTTCTGGATGTACTTCAGCTGTTCGCTGTTGCACTTGATAGTCATCTTTCCCATTTACTTCTCCCATTTACCCTCGTTGATAACCTCATCTACCATTTCACGCTGGTATGGCAACCAGTTGTTCTTCTTGATCTTGTCGTAGATGCCTGATGCCGACATGCCGAATTTCAGCTGCAGAGCCAAAATGAACTTGTTGCGCTTGTTACGAGGAATCTCGTTGTACCATTCGCGCAATGAATTTTTTTCATCACTTTTTTGCATATTTTCTTTCATATTTCAAATATTATTATTAACTTTGTTGCAAAGTTACGAATAAAAATTAGAAAACACTAATATCTTTTAGTAAAAATACTAATAGATATTAGTTAAATATTATTAATTAAATTGTGTTGTTATGTATAACGGTCAGGTACTCAGAAAGTTAATAGCAGAAGCTGGTTTAACCAAGAAACAGTTCGAAGAACAGGTTTTTCAGGGAAAATCAACTGGCTTGTATCATGTTGAAACGGCAACGAGTGTCACTTGCAATACCCTTGAGCGTATGCGTGATGTACTCAAGTGCTCGATGGATGACTTCTTTACCACTCCCGAGTGGGCCACGAAAAAGACGGGAGAAGTCATTGGTTCTAATAATGTTCTCTCGAATGTTAGAATTAACAATAGTAAAATGGAGACCCAGTATCTCAAAGAGTTAATCCAGGAAAAGGATAAACGCATCAATACATTGGAGAATTATATAAAACTTCTCGAAAGTAAGGAAAAAAAGGACTAAATTCAAACGAAAATTAGTGCTTACTGATTTTTTTTAGTTCTTTTCTCCCCTATATATAATAAGGTATATCATATTATTAATGTGTTGGTTATGATATTGGGCATCTAAAATCTTATCCGGCGGTAGTAGGCTTGTCATCAGTCCTGCCGCCGCAAC